GCGATGGAGGCGGCGAACTACACGTTTGAGCACAATGGCCGGAAATGGGACTACGGGAAGTCAACGCAGACGCGTCTTGAGCCATCGGTGGCGGCAGCGAAAGCGGGGAAACTGCCGGAGGCGTTTTTCTGGACGGATGCGGAAAACAATGATGTGCCGGTGACAGCAGAAGAGCTTATTGCGCTGAGTGAAGCGGCAGAGCAGGCGATGTTCACTAAAGGGATGGAAATCCACATTCGCCAGCGCACCATGAAGAAGGACCTGGAATCGCTGAGCAGTGCGGATGAGATCCTGGCATACAGGGTTGGCTGGGCACAGGAATAACAGACAAAAAGATGGGGGACCATCACCTCCCCCATGAACTGCGTTGATTATGTCATTATTGTGAAGGTATACACTATGCCGGACTAATACTGCCACGGAAAAGTTAATTCCGGAAGTGACGGAACTCTCATTTTTCGTGCATCCTGTTGATATGGATGATTTTTCAGATTTCCGGAAGTCCGTATTTTGCCCGTGCGCGGTTACATACTTCATTCGCGATGCCATTTTTGCCGGATATAGCGAGTTTTCTGCATGTTGACGTTTTTTAGTCAGTGAATAAACCAGTCGTCCGCTGTTTCCCAGACATTTTGAAGCGTTTCTTGTACAAACTCTTGCGCGGATTCTTTATCCACGGCTCTTAAAATAGTGAGTCCATCATTGCTGGCAGATTTAACGATCACTTCTACATCGTCATAACGCTTACTGATTTGTCGCAGCATTTCTTGCTGTAGGGCAGGAACAGAACCTTTTGGCATTTTGCTGATTTTTTCTTTAGCGATACAGATCTCAATTCGCAT